ATGCTTCAAATGGCCAAGTACAGCGCACGAAAGGGCGAGTATGAAGACGAAAGCGGAGAAGAAAATCTCGAAGGTGATGACTGAGTACGGCAAGGGCAAGCTCAAGAGCAGCTCTGGCAGCAAGGTCACAAATCCCAAGCAGGCTATCGCCATCGCTCTTTCCGAAGCCAAAAGGAAAAAGAAATGAAGGGTCTCTACGCCAACATCCACGCCAAGCGTGAGCGCATCGAGCGCCAGAAGGCCGCAGGCAAGACTCCTGAGCGGATGAGAAAGCCTGGAACAAAGGGAGCGCCGACTGCTGCTGCTTTCAAGGCTGCTGCTAAGACGGCGAAGAAATGATTAAGCGCGGCAAGGAGCAGTTCCAGGGCTATAACCAGCCCAAGCGAACGCCAAACCACCCCACAAAAAGCCACGCAGTCCTGGCAAAGAGTGGGGATGAGGTCAAGCTCATTCGTTTTGGTCAGCAAGGCGTAAGTGGCTCCCCAAAGAAAGAAGGGGAGTCAGAAGTTGACAAAAGGCGCAGGGAATCATTCAAGGCCAGGCACGCCGAGAACATCCAAAAGGGAAAGATGAGCGCAGCGTACTGGGCGAACAAGGTTAAATGGTAAGATTTCTTACGCAACCGTAAACTTTTTTACCCCGATGGCCCGAAAGGAGTCGGATTGAATATCGAAAAGATCGACATCTCCGTGCTGATCCCATATGCACGGAACGCAAGAACCCACAGCGACGAGCAGATCGCCCAGATCGCCGGAAGCATAAAAGAGTTTGGGTTCAACAACCCTGTCCTGATTGATAAGGGCAACGGGGTTATAGCGGGGCATGGGAGACTCGCCGCGGCAAGGAAGCTGGGCCTCAAGGAAGTCCCCTGCATCCGTCTGGAGCATCTCACCGAGACCCAGAGGAAAGCCTACATCCTGGCAGACAACAGGATCGCCCTAAATTCAGGGTGGGAGGCAGAACTTCTAAGCCTGGAGCTAAGTGAACTTCTTGATGGTGGGGTAAACCTGGAAAGCCTGGGTTTCGATGCAGACGAGATCGATGCCCTGCTGAACAAGATTGAGCCGACAGAAGGACTGACGGATGAGGACGCAACGCCTGAAGTCCCTGAAGAACCAGTCACAAAACCTGGGGATGTTTGGATTCTCGGCAAGCACCGTCTGATGTGCGGTGACTCCACGAGCGTGGATGCTGTGGATAAGTTGATGGCAGGCCAAAAGGCAGACATGGTGTTTACTGATCCTCCATATGGCGTCAGCTATGAGGACTCAAAAGGACGCAAGATTCAAAATGATGAACTTGTGGATAAGAAGCTTGAGGATTTTGTTTCTGAGGCTTTTCGATCTGGAGTTATAGCAGCAAAAGAAGGGGCCGCATGGTTTGTGTGGCACGCGTCTCGATTCCAGAGAGAATTTGAAAACGCATTGAATGCTGCTGGTCTAAAAGTGCGTCAGCAAATCATCTGGGTCAAGGGTCAAGGAGTTGACGGAACGGCGCAGGTTAAGGCTCCAGCAATCGGTCGAAGTCACTTCAGATGGCTGCATGAGCCGTGCTTTTATGCAAGCGTCTCAAGCCCATTCAATGCTGGAGACAGAAAAACAACTACTGTTTGGACAGTGACAAGACAGACGACAAACACTGTTCATCCCACGCAAAAGCCGGTGGCATTAGTTGAAATTGCACTTGAAAACAGCAGCAAAGCTGGCGACGCTGTGTTAGACCTGTTTGGTGGTTCTGGTTCCACACTCATTGCCTGCGAGAAGATTGGACGAGTTAACCGAAGCATGGAATTAGACCCAAAATACTGCGATGTCATAGTAAAACGCTGGCAAGACTTCACAGGCAAGCAAGCAACACTAGAGGCAACAGGTCAAACCTATAGCGAGCTTACTGATAAATCGGAGATACAAAATGGGTAGTGGTAACCCTCATAAGCCAACCGAAGAGAATCGTAAGGTTGTCAAGATGCTGAGTGCGGTAGGTACTCGGTATGAGGACATCGCTGCCAAGCTAGAAATCACCGACGACACCCTTCGCAAGCACTACAGGAAAGAGCTGGACGAGGGCCGGATTGAAGCTAATGCTTCTGTGGCGCAGACTCTGTATCAGCAAGCCAAGAACGGAAACACCACGGCGGCTATCTTCTGGCTTAAGACCCGCGCCCAATGGCGGGAGAATGACCGACTCGAGGTGACGGGGGCAAATGGCAACCCGCTGGAGATGGTGATCTCATGGGCAAACGAGAAATCGTAATCCCGTACTCTCCTCGAGAGCCGCAACTCGCCATCCATCAGATGATGCGGGATCACCGCTTTGGGGTGGTGGTGGCTCACCGACGGATGGGGAAGACCGTCGCCGCTCTGAACCACATCATTCGGGATGCGGTGGAGAACCGTAAGGAAGCTCCCCGGTATGCTTACATCGCTCCGACCTATGGTCAGGCAAAGCGGGTGGCCTGGGACTATCTGCTGAAGTACACCGAACCTCTGGGTGCGACTCCGAACATCTCGGAACTCCGCACGGACTTCTGGGGGCGTAGAATCCAGCTCTACGGATCGGACAATCCTGACTCCCTGCGGGGACAGTACTTCGATGGCGTCATCATTGACGAGATCGCCGACCAAGACCCGCGAATCTGGACTGACATTGTTCGTCCTGCGCTGTCAGACCGACTGGGCTGGGCGCTGTTCCTCGGAACCCCAAAGGGATCAAACCACTTCAAAGACCTGAGAGACCAGGCCGAGGAGGAGGAAGACTGGGGCTTACTGGAGTTCAGAGCCTCTCAGACCCACCTTATTCCTGAGTCGGAACTCCACGCCGCCAAGCGCGAGATGGGGATCGACAAGTACAACCAGGAGTTCGAATGCTCCTTCCATGCCGCTGTTGAGGGTTCTTACTATGGAGCCTTAATCAACGACCTGGAGGAGAAGGGCAGGCTCACGAACATTGACCGGGACGATCTGACCCGGACATTCACCGCTTGGGACTTGGGTATGTCTGACACCACCGCGATCTGGGTGGTTCAAGTGGCCGGACAAGAGTACCGGGTGATGGATTTCGTGGAAAACCACGGCCAGGGGCTAGATTGGTATGTGAACTGGCTCAAAGAGAATAAGTGGCATACAGCCGAACACATCTTGCCTCACGACGTAGAAGTGCGAGAATTGGGGACAGGACGCAGCAGAAAGGAAATGCTGCAAGAGGCAGGGCTACAAATAACCGTCGCTCCGCGCTTGTCAGTTGCAGATGGAATCCAGAGCGTCAGACGCATTCTCCCGAAGTGCTGGTTTAACGTGCCGAAGGTGAAGCAGGGTCTAGACGCGCTCAGGAACTATCGGCGCAACTTTGACGAGAAGAGAAACGTATTCTTTGACACACCGCTACACGACTGGGCCTCTCATTCGTCCGATGCGTTCCGATACTTCGCTATCGGGACTCACGAACAGGGCGACTGGAGCAAGCCGATTAGCGTTAACACAAGGTGGGTGGTCTAATGTGGGCAACGCCTCAAGGCAACATCAACGCCAAACTCGCGGAGCTGGAGCGACGCATCAAAGCGTTAGAGGAAAAGCATGAATCAGATAAGCCTGAAAAGCCTGCTCGAGGCCGAAATCGATGGAGCGATCGGGTATCTCCAAACGGAGACAACCGAGCAGAGAACCCGGTCACTTGAGTATTACCTTCGTTACCCTTACGGGAACGAGGTAGAGGGTCGAAGCCAGATCGTCACCGGAGAGGTGGCAGAGGTCATTGATGGCGCGATTCCTCAACTGATCCGCATCTTCACCGCCTCGGATGACATCATCCGCTATGAGCCTGTCGGCCCCGGTGATGAGCAGGGCGCGAATCAAGCGACGGACTACTCAAACTGGGTGTTCTACAAGGACAACCCTGGGTTTGCCATCCTGCACGACTGGTTCAAGGATGCGCTGCTTGAGAAGGTCGGTGTCGTAAAGGCTTACTGGGACAACCGCATTGACGTTATCAAGGAGACCTACGAGAACCTGAGCGATGCGGAACTGGCAATGCTCCTGTCCGATGGGACTCGGGAGATCATTGAGCAGGAAACAATCGTCAAGCAGGTTTTAGACCTTCAAGGCAACCCCGCTATCGGGATGGATGGGGTAGAGATAACGGAGGTCTACTACAACGTCAAGGTTCGCAAGAAGAACCAAGTCGGACGGGTGGCGATTCAGAACATTCCTCCAGAGGAATTCCTGATCTCCAAGAAGGCCACAACGATCCAAGACTCTCCATTCGTTGCTCACCGCCGACTGATGCCTCGGTCTGACCTGGTGGCAATGGGCTTCCCGGAGGATGTTGTCCGCGACCTCCCGGCCTACGATGACTTGAGCTTCTCTCCTGAGCGTGTGGCTCGGTACTCTGAGGGCGAGCAACCCAGCCAAGACGAAAGCCTCGACCCGACCATGCAGGATGTTGAGGTGTACGAGTGCTACATCCGCGCAGACCGTGATGGTGATGGTCTGGCCGAGCTGCTCCAGGTTTGGTACGCCGGAAGCGAGATTCTTGAGGAAACGGAAACGGACTACATTCCTTTCCATAGCCTCTGCCCGATCCCTGTCCCGCACAAGTTCTATGGCCTGTCCCTCGCGGATAAGGTCATGGATCTTCAGCTACAGAAGTCCACGATCACCCGTCAGATGCTAGATAACCTGTATCTGACCAACAACTACCGGGTTGGTGCGGTTGATGGTCAGGTCAACCTGGACGATCTCATCTCTCCCACGCCTGGTGGTGTGATTCGGATGAAGAACCCCAATGCGGTGGTTCCGATGGCGGTTCAGCCTGTGGCGAATCAAGCCTTCCCGATGCTCGAGTATCTGGATGCAGTCCAAGCAAAGAGAACGGGTGTTTCGGATGCCACGCAGGGTCTTGACCCCAATGTCCTCCAGAACGTCACCGCGACGGCTGTGGCTGCGTTCCAGAACGCCTCTGCTGGCAAGATGGAACTGATCGCTCGGAACTTCGCTGAGACTGGGGTGAAGTCACTCTTCAAGGGCATACTGCAACTCCTGTGCAAGTACCAAGACAAGCCACGGATCATTCGGATGCGTGGTCAGTACATCCAAATGGATCCCCGCGAGTGGTCGAATCAGTACGATGTGAGCATCTCTGTGGGCCTGGGAACGGGCAACAAGCAAGAGCAGATGGCGATGCTTGCGATGATCCTGGACAAGCAGGAGCGGATTCTTCAGCAGTTCGGCCCTGCCAATCCTCTCGTTACAGTCGGTCAGTACCGCGAGACTCTGGGACGGATGATTGAGGCCGCAGGGTTCAAGGACTCGGCGACTTTCTTCAAGCCGATCACGCCTGAGATCGACCAGGCCCTGAGCAATCCTCCTCCGCAGCAACAGCAACCCGATCCGGCCATCCAAGCGATGATGATGCAGGCTCAGGCGCAGTTGGAGATTGACCGTGAGAAGGCGATGGCCGATATTCAAGCCAAGCGAGAGAAAGCGGCGGCTGAGATTCAACTCGCCCGAGAGAAGGCTGCGGCTGAACTGGAGCTGAAGAGGCAGGAATTCGAGGCCGAAGTCCAACTCAAGGCGGCAAAGATCGGCGCAGGCATCTCCTCCAACATTGAGATTCCGGGGTAAAGCATGGCAATCGTCATTCCATCTTCGATCTACCAAGCAACTCCGACTGAGAAGGCGCAGCTTTACAACTCGCTTCTAGGTCAGGGCTACTCTGATGAGGAAATCCGGGTTGCCGCTGGTGCGCCGAGGGATGACAACTGGGCGTTGCTTCAGTCCATCGCGCAGAGCCTCCAGCCTGCCCAGACTCCTGCGCCTTCTTTGCTAGAGGTTGCGGCTCCAGAGACTTCTATAGCGTCAGAAGAACCTGTTTCTTCTTTGTTGGAAGTCGCTGCTCCAGACCAGACAACATCTCTTCTAGAGGCGCCCCAAGAAACCGCAAATACAGCGCAACAAGCCACTCGGCCAACAGCGGTTCTGTTTGGCGACTCAATGAGCGAGTATGTCGGCTATACCGCTGATGGCAATCCAGATAACAAGTATGGCAATTCAGTTGCCGATGTGATCTCCAACAACCTTGGCATTCAGGTCACAAACCTTGCAACTGGTGGAGAAACTTCGAACGAAGCCCTTGCTGGTGGATCAAAGTTTGGCGCATTCCAGACTTACATTGAGCAGAACAAGCCTCAATACGCGATCATCCGTTACGGCGCTGCTGATGCGATCAAAAACCAAGACCCTGCAACGACTCTCCAAAGCGTTCAGCAGATGGTGGACATCGCTAAGGCCAATGGAGTCACTCCGATCATTGTTGGTGTTTCTGAGCTTTACGGAGCACAGAACTCTAAAACCGGGAACATCGCTGGATACATCGATCCTGGAGCTGAGAAGCGAGCAAGCCAGATCAATGATGGTCTGAAGCAGATCGCTCAGAGCGCAGGCGTTTCATTCACCGATGTCAGGGCCGCGACTTCTGCTGGAACTGGTGACCTTTTGGATGGTGTCCACTCAAACGCAGATTTCGGCAAGAAAATGGCCGACGCGATCTCAGAAGACATCGCCGCCAAGGGTGTTATCGCAGAGGCAAAAGTCCCATCGTTGCCAGCAAATGTGGACTCGCTATCCAATGCAGAGAAGGGTCGGCTTTATAACGATTTGATCGGTCAGGGATTCACAGACGCGCAGATTCGCACCGCTGCAAGGGCAGAAAGCGACCAGGACTGGAATGCTCTGAAGCAGATTGCCGCAGATGTAAAGAACATCACACCCGCTCAAGTCGAGAAGCAAGTTCAATCTTCCGCAGCGCCGGAGGGATTACTATCCACACAAACGGAGGTTCCTGTGGCAAGTCGATTCTCAGGACTGTTTGCATCCCAAGATGTGCTTGCAAACAAAGCACAAGAGGTTCTTGCGTCTAGCGGGAAAGCCAATGATCCGCGCTTTGCAGATGCAATCGTCGGCAGCTTTACGCAGAACGGAATCAATTACAACGTCCTGGGCGATGGGTCGATGCAGGGCGTTATTGAAACTCCGACTGGCGCATATTTGTCTGCTGGGTTCACGCCTACCGGACAACAGGCCACAGAGGAACTCAGCACTCAGTTTGAGCAGACCTCGACAGATCGCCTGCTCGGGACTCTGGCAAACGCCGCAATCGCCGCAGGAACCGCTGCTGGCCTTGGCCCTGCCGGAGTTGGCTTGATGAGCGTTCCTGCTGCCGCCGCGACTGGAGCAGGATTCACGACTTTCGCCAATAGTGGCGATCTCGCCCAAGCTCTCAGGGCTGCGGCATTGGGTGGTGCTACCGCTTTCGGCATAGAGCAACTCTTCCCAACCGTTATACAAACCGCCGCAAATGCTGCGGTTGATCTTGCTGGCGCTGGCGCATCTCAAGCAGATATCGTCGCCGCTTTGGTGGATAAAGGCGTGGGAACTGTAACTGCCGCCCAGATGGCAGGGGACGCATTGGCGGGAGCAACTGCTCGACAGATTGCAACTGAATTCGCTAGTGCGTCTATCGGTGGGACTGCTGCCGGAGCCACATCACTACCACCAAATCTTGTACAGGTTGCAACTTCAACCGCCGCTCCAGGTTTGTTGGCCACCGCTGCGCCTTCATTGGCTGGAGCTGGCTTAGGCGCGGCGACGACAGGACTTCTTGGAAATACCGCAAATCAGTCCGTCAATCTTGATGTTTCAAGAAATGCTACAGGTGACACAACTGCGCCAACCGCAGGTTTGCTTGGCGCCACTCCTGGAACAATCACTTCTCAGTCTGTTCCGCTTGATGTGACTCGTACCGCCACGACAACAAATCAAGCTCCATCAACCGGAGCCGCTGTTGGTTCGATTACATCTCAATCTGTGCCGCTAGATGTTTCTCGTGGGACGACAACTACTCAAACAACCGCCCCGACTGCTGCCGCTGTAGGTGGTTTGTTGACTCCCGCGCAGACGGTTCCAGTCCAGGCCACAAATATCCCGGCTCAGACGCAACCCACCGC